TTTTAACCTTTGAGCCTGCTCTTTTAGCTTTCCTATTTGCATCTTTCTCCATCTTATCAAGTTCATCATCAGATGGAGCTTTTATTTTTCCTCCCATTTTTGTAGGTAATTCATATCCTAATTTTTTAAGATCATCATTACCATTTACTGGATCTACAAAAAAATCTTGGGTTTCTTCTTTATCTGTTTCTGGATTATACACCTTTAGAGACATTGTAAATCCATTATCTTCTCTATCCTTCTTATCAGCTTTAGTTTCTCTATATCCTTTAATTGCTGATTTAGCAGTTTTAAACAATTTATAAGCAGCAAATCCACCACCAAATATACCCATTGCACCCATCATGGCTACACCAAACGGGCCAATTTCATTTATAACTTGTTGCTCCGATTTAAACTGTTTAAATTTTTTCATGTCTTAACGGTTTCTGGTGTCTCTGCAGATTGAATTCCTTCTTTTCCCGCTGTAGCTACAAAAGTATCTGCTACTTCTGGTTTTTTCACTTGCGAAGTACCAGCAGTAAACATAGACTGAGCCACTTCGGCCCGTTTAGCTTCTAAACTCTTTGATACTTTGTTAGATAATACTCCTTGAATGGCATCTTTTACTCTTGCTCCATCACCTGACAAAGAGTATTTAACGATGTCTTCTGGTGTATATTCGCTCATAATTTCCTTAATATTTATTGGTTAATAGTATTTATATCAAATTAGTTCTGTGGGTCTAATAGAACACTTTTCATGATATCGTTCATATCTTTTTTAAGTTTTATATCTTCTTTCATAAATTTACCATTACCCTTACCCTTTGGTACGAAAGATTGATATTGGTCTTCTTCTTCACCTTCTGGTTCTGCCGCCGCTTCATTTTCAATTTGTTGATTTATATCTTTAATTTCTTCAGCTGTTTGTTTAAGGATTCTCTTTCTAATATATTCCTTAGAGTAGAAAGTTCCAACAATTTCATCAGCGTAGTTCATACTCTGAAGTAAGTTCAATCTCTCAGTCAACATCTCAGCTTCTTTGAGTTCTGCAAATTGTGAATCTGTCTGCCATTCATAGTGAATGCTAGTTTCTATACTTCTCCAATCATTAAGAGTAAGTATACCCTTTAAGATTAGTTGTTTTTCAAGACACGAATTAAAAAGGTGACTAAACCTATTTCTTAATCGTTCAATAAATCGTGTAAACTTAACTTCATCTCTGGAAATTTCTTGAGCTCGTCCCAGAACAAACCCAGATTCTTGATCCAATCTTGATGATGGCACGTTTAATGCTTTGTATAATTTCTTTTGAAAGTATAGTACATCATCAAGTTCACCAAGATTTTCGCCGCCCGGTAATGTAGAAATTTCTGTTCCTCTACCACCTTCTCTACGAGGTAACCAATAATCTTCCAACATACTCATATGTTTTCGGTCATCTCTCAACTCACCAGTATCAGCATCATAGACCATCTTGTTCTTATAACGTGTCATGATGTCACGAAGATATTGTTCAGCTTTAACTTTTGGAAGGTTACCAACATCAATATAGAAGATTCTACGTTCTGGAGCTCTTGAAATGCGGTAAATAACAACCGCATCTTCTATCATTCGGAGTTGATTGATAGGTTTAATTGCTTTGTGAAGATATGAAAGAACCATTTTCTTGTCTTCATTCAATAATCCTGAGTGACAGTATGCAATCGAATCTGGTGCTATACGAACTATTTCACCACCCTTTAACCCATCCATTCCACCTTCATTGAAAGCGAAATACTCTTCTGTTCTCGGCATCATGGTTGGTTGTGAAGGGTCTTTAGGTGGTAATACTTGTCTAACCTTTTTGATTTTCATAGAATCAATAGGTCTTAATTCAAGTATTCCTTTTTTTGGATTTTCTTGGTCAATGATAATATGATAATATAATCTACCATCAACATACCACTTTTTAAATGTGTCGTATCCAGTATCTCTAAATCTAAGAAGTTTTACTATATCATGAAAATTTTCTGAAATCTTATCTTTGATGTCTGGTGATAGATTAATATTTTCTAGATTAATACTGACAGGAGATTCTTCGCGATCAGCAACGATGGCTTCATTGACTATATCATCAATTGCTAATTCTGCTTCGGGATAGAGTGACATTTGACGATACCGATTAATGAGATCCATCTCATTCTTCGCGGCACCTTCCATGTCAAGGTAAGTGCCGTATGCTCCGCCAGGAGTTCCTGCAATATCAAGAGCACCATCATCATGTTGTGGAAGAGTAAAGGAAACTTTTTCTTGTGCTTCCTTTTCTTTTTGAGCTCTTCCTATAGTAAAACCAAATAATTCAATAGCCATTCATAAACTCCTAGAAGGTGTACGGGGCTTGAGAAGCCCCCATGCCCCTAGTGGTGGAAACTTGTTCTACTTGTATTTATCAACCAGTATTTGTTCCATGTTCCCAATAATCATACGCGAATTCAACTGGATATTCTTCAATCGTATCATTAGAACCCCAATCAAGACCAATTTCACCTAATGAAACAGGAAAAACTTCCTGAAATATCCAAGGCTTGTCAAGTGAACTTCCACTCTTAGCATAATGTTGTATAGTAACACTAGCTCCAGATGTTAACTGAACCTGTTTATTTTCTTTATGACTATTCATGTCAGCCATCCATTTTTCAAAAGCAGTTCTAAGTACCATACCTTCATCATTAATTATTGTAACTGAAAGATTATCAAAAGTTCTATTACCAACAACCTTAACTTGTCGTCCAAAATAAGGAACATCAAAGGCTGCTACTGTAGATGCTGGTATTGTAGCGATCTTACAAGAAAATGCAAACCCACCAACCACATCACTCTTAGGAAAGCCAGGAGCTCCGTCTATAGATGCTTGAAATAAATTAGGTCTTGCACCACCATCAGCCAAACCCTTACTTCTAAAATCAGATATTGAAAATGACATATTTTTATTCTCCGCCGATGGCTAAAATTAAAGATGTGATGGGGAAGTCTTTTTTACAAGTGCTGCCTTCGCATGCCATCGTCTTCCCCCATCTGTAAAAAGTATATAAGTATTTATATACTATCCTGTAATTTCCGAAAAGTCAACTCCACTTCTTACAGCTACAAAATTTAACTGAATGAAGTTAATTGCACGATTTGGTTTAACATAGATATCACCGATAAATTCATTTCTATCAATAACATCAGCTGTATTGTTGCTATCATCACAAACAACAGTAAAGTCTGTAATACCATCTCTTCCTTGAACATTTCTCAAGAAAGGTGATACTGATCCTACAAACTGAGCTCGTGTGAATGCATCATTGAATTCAAATAGTGAGGCTCTTGCAAATCTTGAAATTGCTTTTTCAAGAATAATGAACAACCTTCTAATATTGATTCTATCAAATGCACTTGGTTTAGCCAGAAGAGTTTTATCACCAAATAAAATAGTACCTTCACCCATAAATGTGACAACAGGGTTAATATTATTTTTATATAATGTATCTCTTTCAGATTGTCTTGGATTGAAAGGTAATTTAATTACATTTCGTACTGCTCCCCTTGTAAAACCCGCGGGAGAGAACCAAGCATCTCTGTTAGCTTCTGTAGCAGCTGTAATACCACCCATATCACCATTCAATGGAATGTAACGATATACATCATTGTATCGGTCATATTGATATTTATATCCACTATCAAGAACTGCATAAGATGTAGTTCCAAGTCCAGTTCTGAAATCTACAATTGCGTCAACTTCATTCCCTTCATTATTGACCACATCGGCCTGTTCTGGTGAAATAAAAGCTAAACAATCTTTCCTGAGTTCTGCGATTGCAATACATTCAAGTGCGACTGTCTGTGAAGCCGCTCCTGCCAGAAGAATTCCTATTTCTGTTTCTTCTGTATTTTTAAACTTCTGTAATCCAGCAATCTTGTCTCCATCTGAAACATCTGTTCCATCAACTCCACCACCTAGACTTGTGGTTGAAATTATAGATCCTGATGCTGCAGAAGAAGCAAATTCTACACCTGCTGCAGCTACTACACCCCAAGCGGAAACTGCTGCTCCAGCTGTGGTATAAGCATCACCAGCTGTGGTATGGTCAGCCCACCAAATGTATTTTGACCTACGATTCAGAGCATCTACATAGTATGCTTTAGAACCATCTTCATTTTTTGCACCCTTTGCTACTGAAAGACCAGTAAAAATTTCAAGGCCTTCATTAAGACTGCCTGTCCATTCTCCATCTTCATCAACAACTATAACGTGTATCTCATCATAGAGAGCACCCTTGTCAGCTGAACCTTGAGTTGTTACTGGTTCTTTATCAAAAACTGATGCATATTCCCATGTTCTGGAATGAGTTTGAGCTGTTGCTGTA